GCCGATGCGGTGAAAAAGAACATCATCACCCCGGAAGGCTCGCTGGCCATCTCCGCTGTCTGGGCCTGCGTCCGGATCCTCTCCGAGACGGTAGGAACACTGCCAATCCACCTCTATCACAAGACCGACTCCGGAAGGGAGCAGGCGAAGGGACATCCTTGCGCCAGCATCCTTTCCAAGCCCAATTCATACCTTACCCGCTTTGCCCTTCTTCAACACCTGATGGTGGGCTGCACCCTCTGGGGCAACGGCTATGCCCGGATCCACCGGGATCGGTATTTCCGTCCGGTGCGCCTCCAGAAACTCCAGCCCTATGAGTGTGAGCCCATCCTCACCCCGGACGATGAGGTGGTGTATCGTCTGAGCAATGGCGAACTGCTGCCCAGCTACGATATCATCCACCTCAAAGGGGTGTCCACCAACGGCTACAAGGGTAAGTCTCCCATCCAAGTCCACCGGGAAAATCTCTCCCTGACGCAGTCTGCTCAAGACTATGGAGAGAAGTTCTTCACCCAAGGCGGCAATATGTCCGGGGTGTTCAAATACCCCAGCACCCTCAAGCCCGAAGCCTATAAGCGCCTCAAGCATGACCTTATCGAGCAGTCGGTTGGCCTCCATAACGCCCATACGCCACTGCTGTTGGAAGGTGGCATGACCTACGAGCGCATCTCCATCCCCCCGGAGGATGCCCAGTTCATCGCCACCCGAAAGTTCCAGAAGACTGAAGTGGCCACCATCTTCGGTGTTCCTCCGCACATGATTGCGGATCTGGAGCGGGCCACCAACAATAACATCGAGCACCAAGGGATGGAGTTCGTGCAGTACTGCCTGCTGCCATATCTGGTGCGTCTGGAGGAGGAATTCAACCGCAAACTCCTCCGCGAGGATGAATTCGGGGAGTATTACTTCCTCTTCGGCCTGAATGGGCTCCTCCGGGGAGATGCCAAGACCAGGAGTGAATACTACAAGAACATGAATATTGTGGGAGCCCTCTCCGCCAACGAGATCCGTTCCCTCGAAGATATGAACTCCTACGATGGCGGAGACACCTACTTCGTGCAAATGAACATGCAGACGGTGGACAATGCGCTGGTGGCTCCTCCCAAGAATCAACCTGTAACCCCTCCCAACGATGGAAAAGAAGAATAACCCTCAAGAAATAGAGGTGCGGAGCATCGTATCCGACCTTGCCATCCGGAAAGCCGATGACGGGAAGCCCTCCCGCACCATCACCGGATATGCATCCAAGTTCGAGACATGGAGCGAGCCTATTTACGGCTGGTTTAAGGAGCAGATCGCTCGTGGGGCCTTTGACAAGACCGACATGAGCGATGTGGTGATGGTTTTCAACCATGACATCTCCGGCATTCTGGCCCGCACCACCTCCGGCACTCTGAAACTCTCCGTGGACAAGGTGGGACTCCGTTTCGAGTTCGATGCCCCAGACACTACCCTCGGCAATGACATGCTGGAGCTGGTTGGCCGGGGAGACATCTCCAAGTGCTCCTTTAAGTTCGTGGTGGAGACAGACGAGTGGCGGTATGCCGACAAGGAGAACGGCCTCGAATACGATGAGCGTACCGTCAAGGCCATCGCCCGGCTCTATGATGTGTCGCTGGTGACCTACCCGGCCTACAAGGACACCGAGGCCAGTGTCCGGGAGCATCTGGAGCAGCGAAAGCGCGAGGCTCTCGCTCCGGCCAAGGTGGACACCTCATCCCGCGACCGGGCCGTAGCCGTATTGAAACTCAAATCCCAATCATAAACACATAAGTCTTATGTCTAAGAAACTCAAAGAACTCAAAGAGAAACGCGCTGGGCTGTATGCTCAGATTGACGCTCTCCGCAAGGAAACTGACGGTCGTGAGATGACCGCAGAAGAGCAGCAGAGGTGGGACACCCTCTTTGCTGACTATGACAAGGCTGATAAGGCAGTCGCTGCCGAGGAGCGATTCCTCGACATCCAGAGGCGTCAGGCCGAGGATGTCTATCAGCGCGAGAACGGTGGCGCACCCGCTGGTGCTGCGGCCACCAAGGAGTCTCCGGAATACCGCAGGGCCTTCGGGGAATACCTCATCGGTGGCCTGAACTCCCTCTCCCCGGAGAGCCGTGCGCTCATCGAGAAGCGCGACAGCATTTCCGGACTGACCGCTGGCGTGCTCATCCCTACGGATCTGGCATCCAGCATCGAGATTGCCCTGAAGAACTACGGTGGCATGTTCGAAGCCGGACAGATCATCACCACCTCTCGCGGTGGGGATCTGGTGTTCCCGACCGTCAACGACACCGCAGCCAAGGCGACCATCGTTGCAGAGTATGACCAAAGCACCAAGCGCACCGTCACCTTCGGAAGCCTGACCCTGAAGGCTTTCACCTACCGCACCCCGATCATCCCGGTGTCCCTCGAACTCCTGCAGGACAGCGCCTTCGACCTCGACAGCCTCCTATCCCAGCTGCTTTCCGACTCCTTCGGTCGCGGTGTGAACGAGCACCTTACCATCGGAACGGGCACTGGCCAGCCGAAGGGTATCGTCACCGCAGCCACTGCGCTGGGCGAGAATGCGGCCGCTAACGCCATCTCCCTCGATGACATCATCGCGCTGGTGGCCGGGGTGGATGCCAACTACGCCAAGAAGGGCAAGTTCATGTTCAACCACAAGACCCTCTGGGCTCTTGCGAAGATCAAGGACGAGAACGGCCAGTTCATCTGGCAGGAGAACGCCCGCGTAGGACAGCCGGGCACCCTCTTCGGCAAGCCCTACATCCTCAATGACGATGTGGCGGACATCGGAGCCGGGAACGCCTCGGTGCTCTTCGGAGACCTCTCCAAGTACAAGATCCGCATTGTGAAAGGATTCCGCGTCATAAGGCTCAATGAGCTGCTGGCCGAATATCTCTCCATCGGACTCTTCGGCTTCGCCCGCGTGGACGGCAACCTCATCGATGCCGGAACGCACCCGGTGAAGAAGCTGGTGCATGCCGGATCCTAATCCTTGCTAACACTCTCTCTTCTCTACCTCTATACTTTCTCTCTATTTATGTCGCAGTCCCTGATATCACTTGAAACAGCACACGCACACCTCCGGCTCGGAGATGATACTTCGCTCGATTCGCTCGTTGCGGACTATCTTGAGATGGCCATCGGCATTGCGGACGATTACACCAATCGGAAACTCTGCGATGAGTTCACCTCTGAAAACCTCCCTCCGGCAATCAAGGCTGCTCTTCTTCTGATATTGGGGACTCTTTTAGACAATGAGGCCGATGTGGTCGTGGGACGGAGCGTGGCTTCGCTCCCGATGACCGCAGAGAAACTCCTCCAGCCTTGGCGCATCCATCCCTACGGGGATGGCGGGGCCGATCCGGATGCCCCTGATGCAGAAGGGTACGTGACCCGCACCAGAAAGGTAAGATATAAACCCGACAGCAATGTTTGACCACCACATCGAGATTCACTGCTTCCTTGAGATCCGGGACGAGTATAACGACAGGACAAAGCGCATCGACTTCGTGGCCGAGGCCTATGCCCAGCGCACCGAGGCCGGAGGCCGGGAGAACATGTATGCCGCCCGCATCGTGCATGAAAACGAGGTGGTGTACACCATTCGCTGGCGCAGCCATATCGAACCGGGCATGCTCATCAAGGACGGAGACGACTGGCGGAGGATCATCGGCACACAAGAAGAGGGACGGCATCACAGACTCCACATCCGCACCGTCAAGACGGACGCAAAAGACCTCCAAGCAATCCTCTCCGGCCATGCTGAAAATCAAGGTTGAAGGATACCAGGAGGCCAAGGAGATCCTCGATGAGATGCCGAATCGGATGCAGAAGCAGATGCTTCGCTCGGCACTGAAGAAGTCCTCGAAGCCCTTTGTCAAGGGAGCCCAGAGCCGCGTCCCGGTGAAGTCCGGCCAGCTCAAAAAGCAGCTGAAGGTGGTCTCCTACCGGGATAGGCAGGCTCCCAAGACCGAAGTGGATGTAGCGGTGAAGCACGTATTCTCCCGAAGCAAGAAGAAAAAGGCCGTCAACGAATACTACGGCAAGTTCGTGCATGAGGGAACCCGCGACCCGCGATACCCAAAGAAGAAAGGCGGAGTGCTGGTGTTCACCCTTCCGAATGGAGACAAGGTGTTTGCCCGGCACGTCAAGGGGCTCAAGCCCCGGCCCTACATCGAGGAATCCTACCAAGAGAACTACCAGACGGTGGTCGATGGCTTTGGAGACTCTCTGGCCGAATCCGTAGAGAAGTTTGTCAGTAAGAACTTTAAACCTGTCAAAAAGTGAGCGATTTCAAGACAGCCCTTATCGAGGTGATCCAGACCGCAGCTCCGGAGCTGGAGGGAAAAATCCAGTGCGGTGCAGTGGATGCCGAGACGGTGGCTCCTTTTGCAACCTACAGCACTCCGGAAGAATCCCCGGTGCGTACCAAGGACGGTATCGCAGGCTATGAGACCCTTTTCGAGGTGGAGGTCTACGATAACCGGGTGGCCGGGGCCGAAGTGCTCAAGCGAAAGGTGCGAGGAGCCATTGAGGGCCTTGTTGTGGACGGGAAGGTGTGCCGCCACCGCAGCTCCTCCTCGGAATACTATCCGGACTACGATTTACACAGTTGGACATTAACATTCAAAATACGATAAACCATGTCAGAACAAGTTGGAAACAAGCAAATCATCCAAGGCGAGGACATCGTTGTCACCGTGGATGACAAGCCTACACTCCATGCCACCAGCCATTCCCTGAAGGTGGATCTGGAAGTGAAGGATATCCGCACCAAGGACACCAATGGCAAGGAGAAGTACCCCGGCGACATCAGCTGGAGCGTGGACGTGGAGGGCCTCGTGGTCATCGACCCGGATCTCGCGGCTACGCGTGACAATGCCGAGGACATCCTCCAGACCATCCTCTCCAAGGCGAGCGTGGGTGTAGTGCTGAAGGCAGCACTCAATGGCGCTCTTGCTAAGAAGTACACCGGAACGGGGTACATCACCTCTTTCTCGCTCGGCACTCCTGCTGGCGAGAATGCCACCTACAACTTTACCATCACCGGAAGCGGTAACCTCACCCCGGCCGATGCTTAACGGGCAGGGAGTGATGCGATATCCGTTTTATGTCCCAGAACCAAGAGATTATGTTGACTATTACTATCGCTGGAAACCAGTACCCCGTCCACTTCGGTTTGCGTGGACTCAATTCCTTCGCCAAAAAGACCGGATTCTCGTTTGGAGATATCGTCACCGCAGCGGATGCGGCAAACTCCATCGAAGCACTCATCGCCCTTGGCGTCCACGGCCTGAACGAAGGAGCCCGGAAGTCCGGAGCGAAGACCGCCAAGACCTTCACAGAGGATGACCTCTGGGATGCAGTGGACGAGGATCCGGGGATCCTCCTGCAGATTGCCGATGCCTTCTCAGTGGCCATCAAGCCGCTCATCAATAAGCTGGACGGAGTGGTTGACCCAAACTCCTGAGCTCCGACTCCGATGCTGAGCCCTCTCCACCGACATACGAGAAGTGGTTTGCCATCGGGGTCGGGCAGATGGGCCTTCGGCCAGACGATTTCGATGACCTGACCCCAGCCGAGTTCTTCTATGTGTGGGCTGGCTGGGCGAAGGCCAATATCGAGCGTCAGAAGCAGGAGTGGGAGCGTACCAGGTGGCAGACTTGGGTTCTGACCTGCAGCTGGATGGAGAAAAAAGACCGGAAGGAGATGACCGAGATGTTCCCGCTGCCTTGGGAAAATGCCCCGGCTCCAAAGATAATCAAGCCTTCGGCCGAACTTACTCCGGAGGAAAGACAAGAACGAGTAGA